CTCAACTCGCAGGATTTAGCGATGCAGAACTCGGTTCCTTCCTTGGTCGTCCTATCAAGATTAAGGAGTTTCGGTGGACTCCGGAAAGTACTAGGTTGTTTGAGGTTTTTAATCCGTGGACTGAGTTTTTTAGTAATGCTGATGTTAAACAGAAAATAAATAGGTATCGTAACCTACGTTGTAATCTCAGAATGAAGATGCTTATTAATGGTAACTCTTTCTACTATGGACGAGCTTTAGTTTCTTACAATCCATATCTTCGTGGAGATAGTGTAACTCTCAACCGTGCGTTTTTTGAACAAGATTTGGTTGGGGCTTCTCAAAAGCCTCATTTTATGCTTGACCCTACAACGTCACAAGGTGGTGAAATGTTGTTGCCGTTTTTATGGCCTGAGAATTTTCTTGATATTACTCAGAATAACTGGACTGCTGATATGGGTCGAGTTACTATCCATGATTTTGACATTTTGCGTCATGCCAATGGTGGTACAGATCCCATTACGGTTACAGTTTTTGTTTGGGCCGAAGATGTTGTTCTCTCCGTTCCTACAACTGTTCAGGCCCAATCTGGTACAGCAGATAGAGAATTGGACGATTTTGGATTCCCTACTTACGTTGAACAAGCAAGTGGGAATAAGAAGAAAGGCCCTACGAAGAAGGTCAATAATACCAGAACAAATGATGAATTTGTGAAAGATGGTTTAATAAGCAAACCTGCTTCTGCAGTTGCTAATGCAGCCAATGCTCTTTCTATGATTCCAGTCATTGCGCCTTATGCAAAAGCTACTGCCATGGTTGCTACTCGCATTGGTCAAGTGGCTAAGATCTTTGGTTATTCGCGTCCACAAGTACTTGAGGATACTAAACCGTATGTTCCTAGGTATATGGGTAATTTGTCTAACACTGATACTTCTGAGCCTCTTGTCAAGTTGTCTGCTGATTCTAAGAATGAGCTTACTATTGATACGAGAGTTATGGGACTTGGTGGAGAGGATGAACTTGCTATTTCAGCAATTGCTCAACGACCTTCCTTTTGGCAACAATTTGACTGGCCGGAATCTGCCACTACTGACACTCTTTTAGCGTCCATGCTGGTTACTCCCGCATTAGTTAGGGCACTTTCAGCTGCTCCCGTCAATGAAGTTCATCCTACTGCTCTTGCTTTTGCAGCGAATCCCTTTGAAGCATGGCAAGGCTCAATCAAATTTAGGTTTAATGTTGTTTGTTCCGAGTATCATAGAGGACGTTTGAGAATTGTTTACAATCCACGTACTAATAATTCTGGGCCTGTCGCCTATAACCAAGTATATTCTACCACTATTGATATTTCAGAGGATAGAGACTTTGAATACGAGGTTAAGTGGGCTGACATTAGGGCTTGGAATCTTGTGCCTGGACCAAACTTGAGTGGAGGAAGTGTTGCCC